AAAGTAGGTAAAGCATAATGGCAGCAACAGATTATACACAAACAGTAAGACGATCCCCTGCAATAGAGGCAGCACAAGAAAATTATATAGATTTATTAACGAAACAAGTTGGTAGAGCTCCAGGCTCTACGGGTGTACCAACGTTAGCGGAACTTGGACCACAGGTTGCAGGACAAAACATTTTAACGCAAGCAGCTCAACAACAAGCAGCAACTCAAGCAGGATTAGGTCAATTAACTTTCGATCCAACAACAGGAGCCGTAACCGGCGCTGGGACTGGAACTGGAGTTGCAGGATATCAACCTTTCTTAGATCAAGCGGCAGCTTATTCTGGTCCACAAGCTTATCAACAATTTATGTCGCCTTATCAGCAACAAGTAATTGACACAACTCTTGCAGAGTTTGATACTCAAACTGCACAAGGTGTACCACAACTTGCAGCGGATGCTATTCAAGCAGGAGCTTTTGGTGGTGGTAGAGAAGGTGTGGCTCAAGCTCAATATGCATCGGACGCTGCTGCAAAAAGAGCAGCACTTCAAGCACAGTTATTAGGTCAAGGTTTCACTCAAGCGAATCAATTAGCACAAAGTGCATTTGAACAACAAAGAAACCTAGCATCACTACAACCATCGTTAGCGGCTTCAGGTGTACAACAATTAGGTGCAGCTGGAACAGGAAACTTGGCTTATCAACAGGCTTTACTAGATGCTCAACAACAAAGATCACAATTAGCTTACAATGAACCTTTAACTAGACTTAATGCTTTTGGATCAGGGATAGCTAGTCAGGCAAGCGGATCACCAACAACTACTACTAACACTACACTAGGTGGAGCAGGAACTGTTGGACCTTTATCACAAGCTTTATCAGCAGGGTTAAGTGCTTATGGTTTAGGTAGTATTTTTGGAGGAAATTAATGTATTTTAAAAGACCATCATTTAGAAGAGGCGGAAATATTGGTGGAGGCATTATGTCTGGAACCGATATGGGAACTAGAACTGGTTTTCAAAATCCTGTTATTGATTTTTTAAATAGAAATGTTTTAGGACGTAATACTCAAATAGGGACAACTCCTCTTTCAAATGTTTCTGAAAGTGTTGGAATAGAACAATTATTAAAAGGAACAGATACCAGAGGAAGTGTTAACACTACACCTCAAACTGTAGAAGAATTATATAAAAGAAGAGGCGAAAAACTTAAACGTTCTGGTGACTACATAGGATCATTAGTAGACAATACCTATAAAGATAGAGAAGGTAATACAAGAGATAGAGTTACTGGAGAAATAATCACAAGTGCTACGACTTCCTCGGGTATCGACCAAATAGTGTCTGAGGGAGCTGCAGGCGATCAGGTTACAATGTTAAGTGACGAAGCAAAAGGTGCAGCAACAGAAGCCTTATTAAAATCTATAGAAGAGAAAAAGAAAAAAGTAGAACCAGGAAGTGATGACAGTTCTATTACTTTAGATCCTTACGAAGAAATTAAAAAAGAAAAAGATTTCTTAAGTGAGATGTTAAAGAATGAAGGATTAGAGAGAGGTGAAATAGCTTTGATTGCAGCTAGAGCCATTGGAGAAGAAGGCAGTTTTAAAGATAAATTAGATAAAGCAGTTGAATTAGCGTTACCTGTTGTACGAAGAAGAAACAAAGAAGACAAAGCTCTTACACTAACGGCATACAAAGCCTTTAAAGAAAAAGAAGCTGCTCAAGCTAAGGCAGGACAAGACACTACTGGTATTAAAGATTTAAAATATCAAGCTGATATTTTAAGAAAATCAGGTGATCCTCAATATAAAAATAAATCACAAGAAGAAGTAATATCTATTATAATAAAAGATAAATTTGGTGATGCAGATTCAAACACACGTAAAAAGAATTTAAGTGACAAAACTGTAGTGGGAGAAATATATGATAGATATAGTTCTGTAAAAGATGCAAAAACTCAATTAGATTTATATATCGAAGAAAAATATACAAAGAAAAATAAAACAATAGATACAGCAGATAAAAAATTACTTCGTTACCAAAAAGCTTTAGAAGAAGCTAAAAAAGATTTTAATTTATTTACTTCTATTCCAGAGTTTGGTGACATTCATCCTAATATACTGGATGCTTATGAAAGACTAGGTGTAAAAGATGGAGGTAGAATTAAAAGAGCTCTAGGTTCACCTAGTACAGGCGAACAAGTAATTACTACCGAAGCACAAACTATTGGGGCAGAAACAGCAGAAAAACCTGTTTTAAAATTAGATTATGCTCAGTTAAGAGATAGACTACCACCAGAAATTACAGATGACGTAGTACAATTATTAGCAAACAGTGAAGAGGCTTTACAAGAATTTGCATACATACAAACTCAAAATGATGTTAATGCTTTTAACTTAAAGTATGGTGTTAATCTTATAATTCCTCCTGCACCACAAACTGCATAGGAGAAGACATGGCGTTAGAAGGCCTAAGAGGTTTTGAAGTATTTAGCGATGACGAAGATATCACCAGGGCTCGAGGAACTGATGCCGGTGTTACAGATTATCTTTTTGATATTCCTGTAGGAGCTGTAGCTGGTTTAAGTCAAGCTGTTAAGGGTCTTCTTCAATTAGGTGCAATGCCTATTGACTATCTTGCCAACACAGATTTACTTACAGGTATTGATAATATCTTTGATAAAATAACTCCAGAAACAGATACAGCTGTCGGAGACATTACATCGGTTCTTACTCAATTTGCTGTGCCTTATGGAGCTGCATTAAAGATTGCAGGGGGAATATCTAAATTAAAAGGTTTAAGCACAGCTACTAAATTAACTGCACCTGGAATGACTCGAGCATCGCAAGGTATGGAACTGGCAAAACGTGCAGGTTACTACGGAGGTATTGGTGGTATTACAGACTTTGCAGTATCTACTCCGGGAGATTTAGGAACTCTTTCTGATGTAGTGGGTTTAACAGAACAAACAGATTTTGAAGGTTTAAGTGGTAAAGAAAGAGCTGCTGAAACAATCAAAGGTAAATTAAAATTTGGTGCTGAAGGCACAGTTATAGGTGGTGGTGTTACTTTATTGCCTGCTGCTGCTAGTGTTGGATTTAGATATGGAATTATACCCGCAGCTAAAACAGTTGGCTATGTAGGTGGTAAAGCTTTAAATGTAATTGATTATCCTTTGACTGGTGCAATTAATGCTATCGTAGGTAAAGGTGAAAAAAGCATAATACAAAAAGCTGTAAGTGAAGGTGGAGCTCTTGCACAAAAAGCTGGAGATAAGTTAGGATTAAGCGGTGATTGGAGACATACTCCTGTAGATGGTAGTATGATTGATCAAATTAAAAGAGGTATAGTTAGGGTAGCAGATCAGTTTAAAACAGACAGAGGAGTGGGACCAGAGATAAGAGGCCTGCAGATTACTGCCAATAATGCTTTAGCAGGTAAAGAAAAAGTTTTAAAATCATTTGGATCTAAAATTCAAGAGATACAAGAAAATATAATTAAAGATTACAAAGTTAAATTTGATGATGGTGAGTCTTTACTTGCATTACAAATAGAAGCAAACAAAGTTAAAGATATATTAAAAGCTAAAACTGCAGGTGAAGTAGATGATATAATTGCTACTCTTGAAAAAGGTAAAGATAAAACAGTTGAAAGAGAGCTGATTAAAAACATTAAAAAACTTAAACAAATAGTTGATAAAACAGATAATCAATACAAAATTTTTACAGGAGATATGGATTTACCAAACGGAGCAGCTATGGATTTTGGTTTATATACTCAAAGAAGATTTGCTGCATTTAATAATAAAAAATTTAAATTTAATCCTTTATTAGAAAATGATGCATTTGACTGGTTTAGAGCTGCAATAAAAAATAAAGAACCTGGTTTTGAAAATGTACTAAAGAATGCAGAAGACACGGCAGAAAGAATTGTTGCAACAAAAAATTTAAAAGGCGCAGAGAGATCTAAAGCTTTAACTACAGAAATAGATAAACAAGTAAACATATTAGCTAAAAATAAAATGTTAAACTTAAAACAATTAGCTATCAAAGGTAACGTAGAACCCAATAGTTTATTTTTTGGAGTAGGAAAAGCGTTAGGTATGAGTAAAGAATTAGTAAAAGAGAAAGGATTACCTGATGCAATGAAAAAATTATTATCTATTGAAGACGGTAGAACTTTGGGTGAGTTAACTAAAGCAGGTAAAACAGTTGCTAAAGATGTTGAAACATTTAATCCTATGATTGCAGCTATTGATGTCGTGTTAAATCAATCAAAACAAATGCACGGCAAAAGAGTTTTTGATGCAATGTTAAGAGAAGGCTTAGATTTACCTGGAAGAGCCGGTATTATTTTAGATGAAGCAGCTGTTGCTAGAAAAGGATTAGACACAGCTAAAGGATCTTTAGTAAATTTAAAAAATATTAAAGAGCTTGGAAGAAGAGTTGACTTAGATGACGTATCTTTGACCAGTGAACTTTTTGATGGTAGATTTTTTGCAGCACCCGAAGTAGCCAATGCATTAGTTGGAGCTAAAGAATTGACGGCTAGTTTATATGGATTACCTGGATACAAATCTTTAATGACTTTAAAAGCTGGAGCTCAAATATCTAAAACTATTTTATCACCAATGACACAAGTTAGAAACTTTACAACAGCTTCTTTCTTTCCATTAGCTAGCGGATTAATTGGAGGCAAGGTAGGTTTCAAGGATGCATGGAGATTAACAGCTGGAGATATATTTCAAGGAGCTAAAACTGATAAACAAAAACTTGCTAAAATAGAAAACCTTATTAATCGAGGAGTCATTGATCAAAACATTAATGTTCAAGAAATGAAACGTGTATTAGAAAAGGCTAAAGACGGTAAAATTACTTTTAATACTTTAATGAATACTAGAATTATGCAAAAGTTAACTGATGTTTATCAAGGTGCTGATAACTTTTGGAAAATATATTCTGATAATTTTTATCAAGGTGCATTAAAAACTGCTTTTGGAAATCCAGAAACTTTAATTAAAGGCAGTAAAGAATATGATAAATTTATGAATAATGTAGAGGACTGGTTTAGAGTAGTGGGAGGACAACGATTTATAAAAATGGATCCTTTAACAGGAATAGAAAAAACACCGTTGCAAGCATTAGAAGAAGCTTCAGCTTATTTAGTAACTAATACTATTCCAACTTATAGTAAAGTACCGATGATTATCGAAAACATTAGAAACTTACCTTTAGGTAACTTTGTAGCTTTCCCTGCAGAAATTTTAAGAACAACGTCCAATATTATATCTATTGGTGCAAGAGAACTAACTAGCACTAATCCTTTTATAAGACAGATGGGTGCAAGAAGATTAGTAGGTGTTTCAACTGTACTAGGTGGTATAGGCTTTACAGTTCAAAAAGGTGCACAATACATGACGGGTGTAGATGAAGAAATGATGAATGCGTTTCAAACTTCTTTTGCTCCGCCATACCAAAAAAACTCAACATTAGTTCCAGTGTCTGCTCCTGATGAAAATGGTAATTTTAAATATTATAATTTTTCATATTCTAATCCATATGATTCTTTAGTGGCTCCTGTTAATGGAATTATTGGAGCTTTTACAGAAGGTAGATTAAGAGAAGACAACGTCAGCTCTATAGTAATGAATGCATTATTTGGTGGATCAATAGATCCTAATAAAAGAAAAGGTGCTATTACAGAATTTTTAACTCCTTTTATATCAGAATCTATTGGTACTGAAAGAGCTTTTGATGTTACTGTTAGAGGCGGTAAAACTTCCGACGGTAAAATAATTTATTTTCCTCAAGATGATCCCGATGTAATTATATCTAAATCTTTACAACATATTTTTGGCGGATTAACTCCAGGCGCTGTAACTTCAGCAACAAGAATTTGGGATGGAGCAACAGGCAGATTTACAGATTACGGAACTCAAAGGGATGCTGTAGACGAAGTAGTGGCTCTTATGTCAGGAGTTAGAGTTGAAGATGCTAAACCATTATCAAGTATGCCTTTTATTTTAACGTCATTTAATGGTGATAAAAAAAATATGAGAAGTAAATTTGCAAGAAGTGCATACTCTGCACGTACAAGTGCCGAACAAAAACTTGGAGCTTATGTGCAATACACTTTAGAATCTTTTGATTCTCAAAACAAATTATATACAACATTAAAAAATGCAGAAACGTTGGGAGTTAGTAAACTTAAACTACGAAAAATATTAGAAGAACGTTTAACTAAAACTGAATCTAAACTTTTGTTAAAAGGTATATTTAAGCCACCATCGTATAGTGAAAATGCATTTAAATCTATTGAGAAAAGACTTAAAAAAGAAGATCCTTTTGCAGGAATTAGAATAGGCAATGAAAATGATTTAGTCATGGATATCTATAGTGATCTTAGAAAAGATTTAAAAAAATATAAATTAGGTGGTTCTACAGACACTTTAAATGATGCAATAGATTCTATTTTAAGTCCTGATGTAGAAGAAGTTAGGGATTTAAGAAGTGATTTAGCAGCACCTACTGGAACTTTAATTACAGAAACACAAGCAGTTTTACCTGTTGATCAAAATAAGAATACTGCTATAGATAATAGAGTAGTATCAGCTTCTGTTCCTAACAGAACGAATACTGGAATATTTCAACAATATTTTCCAAGAGGGATATTTAGTTAATTATGGCAACTTTAAGAGAATTAAGCGAATTATCAGGTGTACAGCAGATAGCTCCAGGTAGAACTATAGGCGAACAAGTATATGATTCTTCTATTAATACTGTATCACAAGACACGGATCTTGCATCAGATACTTATGCAGGAAGCATAACACCTTATAGCAATAATGTAGATCCTTTTTTTTCTGGACTTCAAAGAGTTACCCAACCACTTAGTAATACTTTTAACAAGTATGGACCACAAATTGCTGGGGGAATAATGAGTTTGGCTACAGGAATACCGGGAATAGGTTTTTTAATGGGCGGATTGAGAAATGTATTTGGCACAGACCCTTACGCACAAAATAGAATTAATATGTATGGTGGTTATGGACAATTTGGACAACAAGATAAATTTGGTTACAATGTAGGTTCAACTCTTATGAAAAATAATTTTATGGAACCAGGATCTAATTCTTTTAGATCTTACGCATTAGAAGGATTAGCTGGTTTAAATCAGAATCTTGCGAATGATTTTTATTCCGATAACTATGGCTTAACTTTTGAACAAGTTAAAGATATGGTACAAAATAAAGAAAATCCTTTTGGTCCACAACCTACAAACATAGGGACATCCGATTACGGATATACTGGAGGAGACAATGACTCTAGTGGAGATCATGACGGAGGCGCTTCAGCAAGTGCACAAGGTGATGACGCAGCTGGAATGGGTGGTTATTGATGGCTAAAAAATCTGCATTAGAGAAAATAGAATATCATGAAAAGATTTGTCGTATCATGCAGAAGCAAACTTTTGAAAGAATTGATAGAATGGAAACTAGAATAGCTAGATTAGAAAAATGGATTATAGGTGGATTAGGCGCAATACTTTTAGCTGTGCTTTCAAATCATATGTAGTCTAACTACACATACATCCAACAAAATTACCAGTACCATCATTCATAATATGTAAGTTTAAACTATCAACATAACCTGTTAGCTTGAGTCTCAATATATCACACAAAGCAAAGCAATCAACTTCTGCAGTTATAACAATACCTTCCATAATTTGTTTTGTTACAGGTATTAATTGATACAATCCATCATTAAAAATAATTAGATCCATTCCCTTAACTCCTCTCCCATAACTTCACTAGCGATATTAATTTTTTTACGCAAAGCTTTTACAATACGTTCATCTACAGTTTTCTCCGCTATAATATCAATATAAGTCATCTTTCTAGTCTGACCAATACGATTTATTCTAGCCTCACTTTGAGTACGTTTTTCAAGATCATAACCATTAGAATAATAAATCATAACGTTAGCTTCTGTTAAAGTAATCCCATAGCCACCTGTCTGAGGTGTACCGACTAAGAATCTAACTTTAGATTCAGGATCTTGTATTTCTTTAATAGCTTTGGCTCTGTCTTCAGTAGAAGTGGATCCATAATAAGTCATCACGGAACCCGGATATACTTTCTCAATCGCTTTAACGATTGATTGTATATCATGTCTCCAGTGGGCCCAGATAATAGCTTTACCTTCTACCTCTTCCAGTATGTTCATCAAAGCAGGGATTCTTTCATTCTTAATTATTTGTAAAGTATCATCATCTGCCTTGAAGTGACCACAAGTAATTTGTTGAAGTCTCATCAATTGAACCAATGCAGTAGAGGTAGTCATCAGCTTACCATCCATTTGAGCTAATGCTACTTGTTTCATTTGATCGTAAAGTTTTTGTTGTTCTTTACTTAATTGAATAATTCTTTTTTGATAAGTGTAATCTGGAAGATCTAAACAATCTTCTTTTAGTACACGATCTGAAAACGTAGTTATTTTTTCAGATAGTTCAGCTAAATTTTTATAACCAACCACTATCTGTGCATTGTGTGTAGGCAGTCTCATGGTACTCATGATTGCGTACCTTGTTCTAAATGCAAGATAAGAAGTAAAGTCTAATAACCCTTCATCTAAAAACTCACATTGCTTGTATAAATCTAACGGAGACTTTGTAATAGGAGATCCAGTTAAGATTCTTCTGTACTTTGCATGTCTACCTAGTGAACAAATATTTTTAGATCTTTTAGCATCAGGATTTTTTATAGTAGTAGACTCATCAATTGCCATTAATGTTCTATGACATCTTAAAAACTTAGCTGCAAACTCTACACCTTTTTCTGTACTGAAAGCATCTACATTCATAATTAAAATATGTAGATCTTCACCTGTTTCAAATAAAGTATCCAACTTTAATTGTTGTCCTTTATTTATATTGGCTTGCCACAACACCATTTTTTTATCTATGTGGTCCACCATATGTGTAGGTATCTCTGAGTCGAACCAGTTTTTATAAACACCTTTAGGTGCAATTAAAAGTAGTCCGTTAATTTTACCTTTGTCGTAAAGCATAGATACATTATCTATTAACACTTTAGATTTACCCGTACCCATCTCCATGAAGTACGCAAAGTTTTCTTTATTCCACGATTTTTTTAACGCAGATAATTGATGCTCATAAGGCTTCGTTTTAAATTTATAGTCCATAATATTTCTTCTTTCTATTGACAGGAATAACATAACCTTATAAGAGGTGTCAATAGGAAAGTTATGAACACAGTTTATATTATACAAGAATTACCAGGAACCAAAATAGGGACTCCTAAATTTAATATTATGGGAGCTCAAAAGTTTGGCACACTAAAAACTTTATTACCAGAACATTCACAAATTATATTATCTCCAGGGCCCTTAATTTTTAAATTAAGAAAACTGTTAGATAAATATACCCCCGATGATTATTTACTACTTACAGGTGACCCTGCAATCATAGGTGTAGCTTGTTCAATTGTAGCTGATAAAACTGGGGGAAAATTTAATTTACTAAAATGGGACAGGCAAGAAAAAACTTATTACCCAATAGAAATAAATTTATATGAACAAGGAAAGATTGAAGAATAAACTTGACATAGGATATTATGACATTATATTAACAGAATCATTAACTACTACGAAAGGTAAAAAGACATGAGTATAAACTTAGAAGAAGACAAAGTCGATTCGTTAGCAAACACGAATGACATGAAAGAACTATCGGAACAAGTCATTAAGTTAAGGACTATGGAAGATAAGTTCGCTGCAAAAGAAGAAGAATTAAAAAAACTAAAAAATGATATGGACGTTTTATCTGGTGAGGTTATACCTACGATGATGACAGAAATGAATATATCAAAATTTAGTTTATCAGATGGGGCTGGCGTAGAAGTCAAACCCGTCTATGGTGCTTCAATTCCTAAAGCAAAACAGGAAGAAGCATTTGACTGGCTTCGTAAAAATGGCTTAGGGGATCTTATTAAAAATGAGATTACCGTTTCCTTTGGTCGTAACGAAGATAACAAGGCTGCAGAATATGCAGTCCTTGCGCAAGGTCATGGATATCAACCCACCCAGAAGTTAAAGGTTGAGCCCATGACACTTAAAGCATTGGTTCGTGAGCGTATCGAAAAGGGTGATGATATGCCCACGGATCTATTTAACGTGTTCGCAGGAAACAGAACCAAAATAACAAGGAAATAGAAACATGAACAAAGAACCAACAATAAAGAAAAATGGTGCATTGGCTACAAACGTAGTGTTTGAAGCAGATGCAAATGTGCAGACTGGAGTGGTAGGACAAGATGATCTTGCATTACCATTTCTTAAAATACTTGGACAGTTATCTCCAGAAGTAAATAAGAGAGACGGCAAGTATGTTGAAGGTGCTGAACCTGGAATGATTTATAATTCAGTAACAGGTGAACTCTTCAATGGTGAGCAAGGAGTCCCAGTGATTCCATGTTACTACAAACTCGAGTATGTCGAGTGGAAAGATAGAGGAAAAGATGGATCTGGTGCGCCAGTAAATATCTATCCTTCATCAAGTGACATCATGACTAAAACAACTAGAGGTGCAGACTTTAAAGATAGACTTCCAAACGGTAATTATATCGAAAAGACTGCGCAGCATTTTGTGGTAGTCAATAGTAGTTCACCAACCACTGCGTTGATTGCTATGAAATCTACTCAATTAAAAATTAGTAGAAAATGGAATAGCATGATGCAAAGTATAAAGATGCAGGGTAAGAACGGTATGTTCACACCGGCATCTTTTAGCCATCTTTATCAACTAAAAACCGTGCAGCAGTCTAACGACAAAGGTACATGGTTTGGTTGGGAAGTGAGCAAGATAGGTCCAATTGAAGATGCTAATACGTATCAACAAGCCAGAAGTTTTGCTGAGAGCATTTCTAAAGGAGATGTTCAAGTTAAACATGGTGAGGAAGATACTGCGAAGTCTTCAGATGGAGCAGCTCACTACTAAAAATTCCCCTCCGGGAATGGTTGCAACAGGGGTGGCGAAGCGAGAGTAGAGTCACCCCTACTAAAGAGGAAAGATGGAAAATAAATTTATAGAAATATTTACAGGTCTTAAAAGAGATTATGGTTACGCAGATATAAACTCTGCTTACAAAGATCCTGCTACAGGTAAACTTAAATTAAAATATGGCTGGGCAGCTAAAGAATTATTAGAGTCTGATTATTTAGATCATCTTACAGGTAAAAAATCTATCGGTATCCAACCCTGTAATGATGAAGGACTCGCAAAGTTTGGAGCAATTGATATCGACTCGGATGAGTATGATAACTTTGATTTAAGAAAGTATCTAGAAATTATTGATAAGAAAAATATTCCTGTAATACCTGTTAAATCTAAAAGTGGTGGACTCCATATCTATGTGTTTTTTAAAGAACCAGTCAAAGCAAGTTTTGTAAGAAACTTTTTAGACAAATTATTATTTACGTTTGATTTAAAAGCATCAACAGAAATATTTCCAAAACAAACACAATTGGGTGTAGGCTCAGATCAAAAACCAATCAACGGTAATTTTATTAATCTACCTTATTACAATCGTAATGAAAGAGTGGGTGTAAATTTAGACGGTACTGAGTTTAGCTTTGAGCAATTTATAAAAGTCGTCGAGGCTAACACAAAAACAAAAGAAGAACTAGAAGAATTTGCAGATGAACTAATTAGACTAGAACTTACTGGTGGTGCAGATGAATTTATAGATGGTCCTGTATGTCTACAGAGATTATCAAAATCTAAGTTAGATGATTACAGAGACAGATTTATTTATAACTATATGGTGTTTGCTAAAAAGAAATACCCTGACAACTGGGAAGAAAAACTTTTAGAAGGTGCTAGAAATTATATTGTCTACGATAACATATGGGGTGATGAGAAAGTAAAACAAAAAATTAAAGCTTATAAAAAAGATACTGCAGGCCATACTTGTTCAGAAGAACCTATCAATAGTATGTGTGTTAAATCAGAATGTTTGAAAAGAAAGTTTGGTGTAGCATCAGACAAAGTAAAAAGGTTTCCAACACTATCTGCACTTATTAAAATAACTCATGTACCAGATCCTGAATTTAGATTTACGGTACACTACAATGACAAAGTAGAAGGTGAAACTACGCAGCAAATAATTGCAAAAGATATTAATTATATGATGGACCAAGAAAAATTAAGACGTTTGATAGGCGCACATACTCCTGTTCCACCTCCACGAATAAAAGATAATGACATGCAAACTATTCTAGACAATCTATGGCAAGGAATGAAAATACAAAAAGCTCCTCCAGGGACTTCTCCAAAAGAGATATTACATAAACATTTAGAGGATTATGTTTATGGTGTTCCAGCTGTAAGTGACGCTGCATTTAGAAGTGGTAGTACATTAATTGATACAGATGGTTATGCCTATTTTGTATACGATCCTTTTTATAATTTTTTAAAGAATAAAGAATGGAAAATTAAAATAGATAAGACAGGACAAATGTTGATAGATTTTTTTAAAGCTGAACTAGGACATGGCAAGAGATATCCTAAAAAACCTACGCAAAAAAAATCAAACAATCCTGTAAGATGTGTAAAAATTCCTATGAGTAATTTTACAAAAGAAGAGAATGAAATAGAAATCTTACCAATGAAGAGTAAAAAAGATATTCTTTAATGACCAAAGTTACCAAGATATATGGCCCTCCAGGCACAGGGAAGACAGAAAAATTAATTCGAAGAGCCATGGCCTACATACGAGTAGGCACTCCGGTAAATAAAATAGGTTACTTTGCATTTACTCGTAAGGCAGCTCATGAAGCAAGAGATAGAATGCTGAAGAAAAATCCTGAGTATAAAAAGAAACAGCTTAGATATTTTCAAACATTACACTCTTTAGCTTTTCATAGTCTGGGACTAAGAGAAGAAAACGTTATGCAGGATTATCATTATAATGATCTTGGAAAAGAATTAAGTATAAGGGTCAACGCTAAAAAAGATGCAGATGCTTCACCTTTCTTAACTTGTGATAACGAATACTTTCAAATTATTTTAAAAGCAAAAGAAAAAGATATTCCAGTATGGGATGAGTATTGCACAGGAGAACATTCAACAAATGTAAAACCTGATTTGTTAAAACATATTGAAGCAAACTACAATGTCTACAAACATCCAGACATAAATAACTTGGTGGACTTTACAGATATGATTCATGACATTGTACAACAACCAGATAAAATTCCAAATTTTGATGTAGTCTTTATTGATGAAGCTCAAGATCTATCGCCAATACAATGGAAACTATATGACATACTAAAATCTAAATCAAAAAATATTTATTTAGCTGGTGATGATGACCAAGCAATTTATGGTTGGGCCGGAGCAGACGTAGATAGATTCATTAAAGAACCTGCTGCAGAAAAAGTATTGTCAAGATCTCGAAGGATCCCAAGAGCAGTACAAGATGTATCTGAAATTATCACTGCACGAATCGCAGGACTTAGAGCAACTAAAAATTATTTACCCAGAGATGAAGAAGGATTGTGTAGTAAAATCAATAGCTTAGAGAACGTAGATCTTCACCAGGACAACTGGTTAATCCTCACTAGAACTTTATCTAGAGCTAAAGAAGTATGCGATCTTTTAAAAGTAAAAGGTTTGTATTATGAAAACAAACATCAAAAAAGTTACAACACAAAACTTTACAAAGCAATTATTAATCACAGCAAATGGTTAAATGGTGAAGAGGTATCAGACACTGCACTAGAAGATATAAAAGAATACATGGGTAACCGAGAACTTAAAAAAGATTTAAAATGGTTTGAATGTTTTGATAATGCACCAGCTGATGACAAAATTTACATAAGATTAATGTTGTCAAATAAAGAAAGATTAAGTGATGATGCACGAATCAAAGTCTCAACTATTCACGCTGCAAAAGGAGGTGAATGTGAGAACGTAATTTTAGTATTAGACAATGCTAAAAAAATAAGAGAAGCCGTTACTAAAAGTGTAATAAAGCGTGACGAAGAGCACAGAGTATGGTATGTAGGTTGCACGAGAGCAAAAAGAAATTTATATTTAATGAGAGCAAAAATAGAACGAAAGGGATATCCATTATGACATCAGAAGATATATTTAAAGAATCATTTCCACAATACACTCAGGTAGGCGGGAATCACTATACAAAGTTTCCTATTCAACCTTATGAGTTTATTTCTAAAAATGAGTTATCATTTTTTCAGGGCAACGTTGTGAAGTACGTTTGTCGTTATCAGAGAAAAGGCGGTATTGAAGATCTTAAAAAGATCGTACACTACTGTCAATTAGAGATGTTAAAAATAAACGACATGAAAAAGAAAAAGTAATGCCTAATAGAAATTTAAAAACTAAAAATATTACAGTAAGCAAACATAAGTTTCGTTTAGAAATTTATAATAGATTAGTTGATTGGGAAATATTTCCTCATGACTACAGTGCAGCTCTGTATGCATTTAGTAATAAAGATAAATTAAATAAAATAATAGAAAAGAAATACGTATACGAGGTAAAAAATGGTTAAAGATGAATTAGAAATAAAAGCTTTCTATAAAGGTAAAGAAGTTAAAATAATTGAGTTACATCATTTAAGTTTTTTTCATAGTGGACTTATAACTCTTGCAAGAAAATGGAAAGTAAAACCTTTTGATGTTTTAATGGAAGACGTTAGTGATGAAACTACTCAAGCTGCTTTAAATATTATGATTGGTTTAATATATAAAGATATGTGTACTAAAAGTGGATATGAAGTAAATCTTAAAAAATTTAAAAACGAAATGTTATTAAAAAATAAAAAACCAAAAGTATTTTTAATGGAGTCTGATTATTTAAAAATTCCTGACAATCATTTTGACAATGGGGTTAGGTTTTTAAAAAAAATTGGTTTTATAAAAACAGGATATCACCATAGCTACATTCAAATTAATAATTCCATTATGGATTATTGTAGAAAATTAGGTAACTATCTTTTTGATACGTGGTATTGCCAAGAGTCTTTTAAAAGAAACACTCATTACTTTGGTGATCATAATAGTTATAATCATTATAAAGCTGCCCAAGAACGAAAACAAATTAGTAATAAAACTTTAAATTAAAATGAAAGTACCTCTATTTGAAGCACAGACAGAATGGAATGAACCAGAAGAATATCCGGATCTAAGAAAATACGACGAGATTGCAATTGACTTAGAGACAAGAGATCCTGATTTAAAATCTAAAGGTAGTGGATCTATTATTGGTAATGGTGAAGTCGTAGGTATTGCGGTTGCTGTACCTGGTAGAAAATTTTATTTTCCAATTGCTCACGGATCAGGGCCAAACATGGATCGAAAAAGAACTTTGGAATGGTTCAAAGATGTTTGTGAATCAGATGCTATAAAAATATTTCATAATGCAATGTACGATGTCTGTTGGATCAAAGCTATGGGTATAAAAATTAATGGACAGATAGTAGACACTATGATTGCAGCATCATTGATTGATGAAAATAGATTTAGATTTGATTTAAATAGTTTGTCTTGGGATTATTTAGGTCATGGTAAAAACGAGTCTGCATTAAATGAAGAAGCAAAGTCTAGAGGATTAGATCCTAAAGCAGATATGTGGCAATTGCCAGCAATGTATGTTGGATCTTATGCAGAAAAAGATGCAGAACTTACGTTAGAAC